ATGAATCTTTTCGCCTGGCCTTAATCCTAATAAATAATATTCCGCCTTCATTAATTTTATTAAATCACGTACTCTAAAAGCTGGCATTAAAGGAATAAATATTTCCCCTCCTTTGCCATTTTTTAAAGCATAAAAAATAATATCTACTGCTTCATCAACAAATAACCAGAATCTTGTTGCTTCTTCATGTGTTAAAGGTAACTTGTTAGTTGTTTTCAGTATATTTTCAAATATGGGTATTAAGGACCCCCTGCTTCCCATTACATTTCCGTATCGTGTCATAGTAAAAATAGTTTGTTTACAAATATTTGCCTGCATAAAATACTTTTCCATTATCGCCTTTGTTAATCCGTATGTATTTATGGGGAAAACTGCTTTATCGGTTCCTATTGCAATCGTCACGGGAATAGCATTCTGAAGACATGCATTAATAACATTTATCGAACCACCAATATTAGTTTTCACTGCTTCTTCAGGATAATATTCGCATACAGGCACTTGCTTTAAAGCTGCTGCATGAATAACGTAATCCACTCCCTTGATAACTTTTTCTACTCCTTTACGATCCCTTACGTCGCATATTATAAACTTTAATCTATTAGAATTATATTTATTTTTCATAATATATTGCTTATATTCATCACGTGATACGATTATAATGATTGTTTCTTTGTAATCATTTAATATTCTATTAACCAATGCATGACCTAATGTTCCCGTACCGCCTGTAATTAGTATTTTTTTTCCATCCATTTTCTTAAATAATCCCTTGCTTTTTTATCGTTATCCTGAACTACTAATCTCGACATATGGCAAAGATTGCGCACTTCTTTTCTGCATTGTTCTAATGCTTTAACAAAGCCTTTTTTATATTGAGTATTCGGCATTTTATATAATTTATTTAATTGTTTTTTCCATTCATCTTTTAATCTAATTAAATCCCGTCGAACTCTTAACCATTTGAAAATTCCTCTGGTCAAAAGAATATAATATATTTTATTTTCATCGATATCGGGATATAGCCATTTAAAATCTTTAACAATATAACTTACTTTATTCTGTCGTATCTGATTTATATCCATTTTTAAAACTCTCTAAAAAAATGTTTTTCCCCATCTTGTACCACTAATATATATAATCCCTTTACGCATGCCCAACCATCGGTGGAAATAGGATGTCGTCGATTTATATGCAAAAAAGTAAATTCAACAATATAACCATTAAAAAATTGCTTATAATAATTGCACCAGAATCTTGAATACCGTTCTGGTACTTCATTTTTAGGCATTTCAGAATATTTTTCATCTAAAAGTCTATATTTATCTTCAATTCTGTTTAAAGCCTCCTGGGGATTTTCAGGATTTTCTTGTATAGTTTTATAACATTCTTCCATTATTTCTTTTGCTGTTTTATATTCCTGAACACCAAATCCAAATATCATTCTTTTACTCCTTTATCTTCTAAATATTTGCGTAATTCAGATATTTCTTTTATTTCCTTTACTATTTGTATTATAGCAACAATTAAAAGAATAGCCGGTATCAATCTATTTATAGGGAAAAAAACAGTAATTAATGCCATAACTATAAGTATTAATATTGCAACCACATTTCCCCCCCTTTTGTTTATTATTATTGCCCACAGGTAGAGGCCATTCTCCTCTACACGGCAACATTAGGTCGTTATTGCCTCGAAAGCCTGCCTTGAACTTTCTATCGAGAATTAATCAAGGTAGCCATCCCTATCATAATTCTCTAGTGTCTCTCTTCCACCACTGTGGGCAATTTAAAATTACATTAATACCCTTCTATTATCTTTCCCTTCAACCTGCTTTTGTAAAGTTCATTTAATCTGTCCCAGACATTAACATTTCTGGCATAAATAATTAGATGTTTCAAATTAATTTCATATCTTTCATTAGAAATTAAATCAGGTAAACATTTTCTTTGTTTTTTATTTTTCATAATCTATTTCCTTTTTTAAATTATATGCTCCAATTTGGATATTCGTTATTATTTTGGCTTTCGTTGTTTCTCCATTTTTCTATAATTCTAACAGAATCATTAATTACAGAAATAAGGAATTGTTTATCTTCTTCATTTTCTGCTTTCATAGAAATTCTACGACCAGAACATTCTAACCATCTATTAATTATACTAATTAGAAATTCTGGGTATTTAATTATTTCTAAACAATTTTCAAGTTTATCTATAGCTTCATATAAAATATCTTTTATCTCAGTAATTTTTTCACTCATTGTTTCTTCCAATTTTAAAATTTTCGATACTACAGTAAAAAACAAAAAGAAAAAAGAAAGAAAGAACCAAAGAAAGAAAAAAGAAAAATAGTGTGTTTTATTTTATTAATAAATTTAAATACTTTATTTTCTTTGGGGAGTAGCCCCTACAGTAACCCCTATTGTAGGTTATCCACAATCTATCTACAAGTTATCCCCAATTAAAATAAAGATATGTCAAAGAGCGAAGAATTTTAATACTAACCGCCTTTATCCCTAAATTCATAACCACAATTATAACACAAACTTTGGTCTATTTCAATTTTTTTATTACATTTTGGGCACTTTAAGGGTTTTTTAAGTTTTAAAAACTCTCTGGGTTTACCTCCTGCCCTTTCTATTGCCCAAACCAAGCATGCATAATAGTCACTTTTATACTTTTTACCTTTTGCCATCTTATATGATGAAAGTATTTCTAATGCCTCTCTTGTAAGTTTTTCTCCATAGTTAGTACAAAGTTTATTATATTCTTCTTCAGTTAATCGTACAGCCGGAAAATATTCTTTCTTTTTTTCTTGTTTATCTTCAGTGGGTCTATTTTGGATAGTTTATGTTTTTCTAATAAATTTATTATGTTTTGCATTAAGTTAGATTTACTATTAAAATTGATTTTACCATATTGAAACTTGCAATAATCGATTATAAACCATTTTCCATTCGGTAATACTTCTATATTATTGTTTGTTTTTTTGATAAAACTATCAAAATCTATTTTCGTACCTATTTGAAATTCAGCAAGTTCCTTATCTGCATCCCATACTCCCACAGCATCGCAGTTTGATGTAATATAATACCAGAAAGTCTTTTCTTCGGGTAACAATCTCCGGAACCAGTCTTTTTTCCAGATGTCTGCGTCGTGTAATTTTTTTCTCATTTTTTATACTTTTCCCACATGTTTTTATCTATTTTTTTCTTATAAATATTTTCATGTACATGGAAATATCCGTCTTCAAGTAACCAAACTTGAGACATATAGGAAGGAATTTTTGTAGCTTTTTCAATTTCTCTGGTATCAACATAACCATTAGTATACAACATTTTTTTAGAAAAGTCAAGAACTTTTTGCTTCTTTCTTAATATTTTGTAATCTTCAAAATCTTCATTATAGTTATCTATTACCATATCACACATTTTAAAATCTCAAATATATATTTCATTTATTCTCTTTTTAATTCATTAAAAGGATATGCATTTTCCATATAAAATTTTGTGGCAGCAAATGTAACGGCATCTTTTATCTCATAAAATGTTAATTTCCCTTCTGAAAGAATAGAATAGAATAAATTCACTAAATTACGAAATTCCGGTTCATTTAAATATCTTGTTTTCTGCTCTTCGAAATTCATTTTATATCTCCATTTTATCTATAATTTTCTTTAAACCATTTTATATAATTTTCTATATTATTATTGTCGAATGCCTCGGGAACCATCCAGCCCCAATCTGTTTCAGGGCTGATACCATTATCAGATAGCCATTTCAGATATTTGCCAAGATGATCAACCTTATTTTTTGTGTTGCATCTTATATCCAAATATTTCCCTAAATGTTCATGGTCATTAAGACATATCAAACATTTTTTATTTTTACAAAATGGGTGGTTTAAGCGAGGATAATTTAATTTTAGCATTTTATGCCTCATTTCTATTTATTTTTTTTGATATATTCGCCATCTTTCTTCTTTTCCTAAATAAAAATAATATAGAATCTTTCATCTTATAAAATCCTTTCAATAAGTTTTATTTTTTTATACATTTCAGTGCCCTCGTGCCAATTTCTATATCTACTTATTATCAACATTCCTTTTTCTAAGGGAGAACATAATAATAAGGGTGGTAATTTAACTTTGCCTTTCGCATTAACTTTCCATATTTCAAAGTTGTTTGGTATAGTAAAATTATAGAAATGTGTAAGAAATTCCAAAGCCGTTTTTAAATTAGAAAATACAGTTATATTATAACCATTTTCTGCACACCATCGGGGGCTTTTTACATATTTTTTTGTAGAATATGTAACGCAAGGCTTGCCTCGAATAATACTCGATATTAGCTCACCATTTTTATTGTAAACTACTTTAATTTTTTCTTTTTTCATTAAAAACCTCCTTTTTTTACTACATTTTAGGATTTTTCTACCATTCTAAAAATTATTGCCTGCCGGTACAGGCCATTCTCCTGTACACGATTGACTTCACAGTCTATTGCCTACTTTGAGAAAAATGTGGCCATTATTTTCCTCATTTCATGCATAGTCAATCTACCTGATATAGCGTCTCTCTTCCGCCACGGCAGACAATTAATCGTTCATTCTGGTCATCCCGTTCATTTAATGGATTTCATTTGCTGATTTCTTGAAATCATACCAATTAATTGTATCATCTAATCTGTTTTTTGATACTTCTTTTTCGAACTCATTTTCAAACCAATCTTTTGCCTTCTGTCTGGTAGTAAAATTGTTTACATTAAGCCCTGTATACAATTCTGTTATCACCCAGAAATTATTTTTTCTTTTACCTACGGCAAATTGATAGCCGTACTTCTCGCCAAGAAAATAACCTTGCATTTTTACAAAACTATAATTTTGTTTTTTCATATCGAAACATCTTATATTATATTCTACCTTTTTCATATATTCCCCTTTTTATTTTCTTTTTTTTCTAATCCATTCCAGAATCTTTATATTTGATCCCCAACATTCTCTTGGCAACTCATCGTATAAAAAATATGCCCAATCTACTAAATGTTTTCTATTTATATCATCAGCAAAACAACATGTATCTACAAAATTATTCGTCAAAACAGAATATAGAAAATCTCCATTTATTATCCCATTTTCAATATATTGTCTTACTTCTTCTCTCATGTTTTCAGGTATTCTTTCATAATTTATATCATACATTTTACTTCCCCCTAAAATTATATTTTTCTTTTATTGGCAAACCCTCAATTTCTCTCCATATTATATAAATATCTTTTAAAAACATTTTTATCATGTATCTTAATGCAGCTCTATGTCTGTGCATTTTAGATTTACCCCATCCTTCTTTTTCTTTTCTCTCTTTGTATTCATAATAATATCTCGAATATTTGTTTTTGTCAATTAAAAATTTTTTGCCTAAACCGTCTAAAAGTTTAGTTTTTAGAAATGCATTATAGCATCTTTTTTGGTTTTTTTGTAATCTATCTGCTTTCCCGTTAGTTACTCCCAAACCGCAAAATTTCCATAAACTACTTATAGTATCAGCTTTGTGAATATCTACTTCTGAAAGTAAAACAGCAATTGTTTTTTCTCCCAATCCTTTTATTTCTATTAATTTTTTATATAATAAAAAATTTTTTAGTAACTTTTTAATATAATTTAATGTTTCTTTCTCTAATTCTGTAAATATTTTTTCATATCGCCCGAATAATTCCAATCCGCTATCAAAATCTCCATATGTGTTAATTTTATTGTTCATTATAATTCTCATTTTTTGGTAATAATAATAAAGTCTAACAACCTTTTTAAGTTTTTCTTTATTATTCATAATATTTTCTTATAATTTATATTGAAAGAAGAGCAACCTGATTCAACAATTATGGTTTGCTCAACAAAGTAAGTACTCTTTTCCAAAGGGTTACTCTTCTTTCTTTGGTACTTCTATTAACCCTTCCTTTTTAAAAACATTCTCGCAAACTCTTGATTATAGGGTGACTCAATATAAACGGTATTAAAAAACTCCTATTATTAGGTTTTCTTTTCTTTATAGGCTAAACTCTAACCTATTGGTTTTCTCGGCAAATATGGTATTATTTTATTTCTTCTTATTTTTTTGTTTTCTTTGCTTTTTTTATTAGTCTTTTTCTATTTTTATATCCATCTTGATATCCTTTATCATATCCATAAGTATAACCCAAACTATAGATAATATCACTATTTGATGTGTTTTTATAAGAAATATTTGTATATTTTTGTAAATTTATTTTTTCTTTACAATTTGGGCATCTTATAGTTAAATCGTTATCTTTCATTTTAGTTCTTTTTATTCCTCTATAAGATATATATCGTTTTCAGCAGCAAATTGATGTATTGTTTCAATTATTCAGGGTCTGTTTCAAAGGGGTATCCTCTTTCAACTGCTTTTCTTTTAAAGTAATGTTTAAGAGTATCAAAATCATTACCTGTTTTCATACAGATTTGTTGTATGTGACCGTTGATATGATGGTTTTGGCTGTGTTTGCCTGTGGTTCTTTGTTTAAATGGTTTTTTGATTATGAGCTTATCCCATTCGCTTGTTCTTGACTTTAAATATAATTCCCATCCAGAACGACAAAATTCTGGTATTTCCCAGCAAGGATAAAATTTATGTTTAATAATTCTTTTTGTGGCATTTTTTTGAACATTAAAGTGCCTTTAGGCCAAAAGAAAGTATGTATAAAATCTTTTAAAAATATTTTATTGTATTTTAATTTGTAAATATCGCACATAGATGGTAGTTGGGATATTGGTTCTCGTCCATCAGCTTTATATATTTTATAATTTTTTCTACAGGCAGGCCCAAAATTTAAAGCATCCTGATAAGTTTTAAATGCAGTTAAATGATAGCCTCTTTTTGCGGCCTCTTTCGGAGCCCTAACAAATTTTCCAACTTTATAATTTACTGATAACCAGCTTTTATACAGTACCGCTGATTTTAAGCTTTTGCAAGGTGAAGGTCGAACCACTTTATACACTATCATTTTCTCTCCTCTTTGCTCAAAAGTATAGGGTTTCTCTCTTTTTTAGACTTATTAATAATGATAAAAAACAATAAATAATTACCTTACCTTACTTTACCGAACCTAACCAAACCCCACCTTAACTTACCATACCACACCGCACCCAACTTGGTTTTTAATAATGATATATCGTACTTTGTTTTGTTAAATCTTTTATTTTATTTACAATATTATAATTCATATATTTTAAATCTGTAATAGTAAATTTAACTGTTTGCTTTGCCTTTTGTTCTAATTCTTCTATAACTTTTTCTCCATATTTTTCTTTCATAAATTCTCTGTATTCAATTGGTTTTCCTCGTCCAAAAGTGTTACAGCCAATACATTGAGCATGACAATTTCTTTCATCGAACAATACAGAATTACGTCGACCTGGTAGGAAATGACCTGCCTGTAGTTTAATGAACGGAAAAACATTTCCACAGGTGCAACATCTTCCCATTCCTAATGTACCTGTGGTATTAAGACAATCCCTTAGTCTTATATATTTTGAAAAGTTTTTTAATACTTTCTTTTTTAATTTTTTATATTCGGTACTCATATTAACTCCTGACATAATTTATTATATACACACCAAGAACAGGGGTATTTGCTTATATCAGTATAGTCTGGTTCAGGTATTGTAGCTTTTTCAACGCATTCTTCCAGATGTTGCCATCTTTTATAAGCTAATTCCCAATCATAATCTATACATTCGAGTTCTATTTGTGTCCGGTAAAAGTTATCCCTACCAAAATAAATAAAGAATGCTTTTTCATGTGGCTTTTTCATGTGTAGTGTGTGTTAAATAATATGCTAATTGTATTTTATGTTCTTCTTTTGCGCCCTGATATTTTATTCCATATGCCCTATTTGTTATTCCTTTTCCCTGGGTCGTTTTTATTTCTATCAAGGTGCCATTAATAATATAATCTATTTTACCATGAACGGGAAATTTTAAATACTGAACAATTACTTCTATTTCATGTTCTTTTATAATATCTAATTTTGTTCTTTCGAATATTTTACTGAATAAATTTTCATGTAATATTTTTCCCACTTCTGTATAATATAATCTTGTCGGGTCTAAATCGGTAGGGTATACATTTGCCCAATCAAAATATTGTTCCCGTAAACACCTGCCTGTACCTTTTTCAAGTGTTAATTCTGTGACATAATGGCTTTTTCGTGGATGATGTTTCTCCCATTCGTCTTTATAGAGTAACAGCAATCCTTCATCGAGTATATTTATTATATCCATTTATATCTCCTTTTCGTAATTTTCTAAATACCACTTTTCATGTCCCAATATCGAACATAATTCTTTTTCATTAATTCGTATATAATCTCTATAATCTGAAAATACTAAATAAATTTTAGGTTTATCATTTATAATTATTTCAAGGGCTTTTTGTTCTGTTTTATTTGGCATTTTATTCCAGCCAAGCATTCTTTGTATATAAACATTTTGAGAATCATCATCATTGAAAGCCATAATATTTCTATTCAGGAAAAGATATACATGTTTTATCATTACATTTCTCCATATAAATTTGGATATTTTTCCATATAAATTTGAATATCGTTAATTACTTTCATTAACATTTTTGTTATTTGTGGTAAATTTTTTGGTGAAATATACATAATGTATTCATCATCTTGTGTTTTTATATCTATTGTTACAAATTTACCTGCAATACTATCGTATTCATGAAAAGAAATTGAATAATTACCTCTATCATGTGTTGTTATATGCATTTTCATCCTCCTATTTCAAATATTTTTTCATAAGTTTTTTGTATATCATCATATAAAAGTTTTATAGTATTATCATTCGGGTTTCGCATTAATACATTTTTAATTGCTTTTCTTTTTGCTTCAGGTAAAGTTTTATCATCTTTATATTGATGTAACCTTTCTTTCATTTCAGATATTGTAAGAACGGTCTGTGATTTTTCTTTAGTTTCGCCATTTTCTTTAACTTCAAAGTTTGCATCATTATCTTCATCGGCAGTTAATATTGCAAATCCCAGCTTAAACAGATATCGCATAGCATAAGTATTAATACTTCCCATTACCTGTACGCTATTCATGTAGTCTCCTGATATTGGAAGTTTAATCTGGTGAGTTTTTACATGACCTTGTCTGTGGTAAATGTTCATCTGGAAGGTTACATATTTACCATCATTTTCAACATCGTTAAAATCGTAAGAAAAGTTATACTTCTCAATAATCGGTGCAACCTGTGGAACAATGTCTTCAAATGGTGCATATCTATAACCTTTGCCATTTTTTTTAGGTATGAATCTTGTTTTTTTGATTAATGGCATCTCTTTTTGAAGTAATGCAAAGTCATGATAAAAAGCTTCACGTGCTTGCTCTTCTTTTAATTCTCTTCTCATAGCAAGCAATCTTTCCATTGTTTCCACAGGTACGTTTTTATCTATAGCACGTTGAATTAAGGAATCAACCGTAGTGTCCTTTTTAACGATTTCTTTATCCATTTTTTTACCTCCTAAAGTTTTATTTATTTTTACTGGATAACGAATAACATATTTTTATTTCTAAGAACACATTATTAATTTTCTTATAAGTAAATACACATATTTCTGTATCATTTACCCATTTTCTTAAAGGAGGGGAAAATCCTTCACGTTTTAAAGCTCTAAGAAAAGCTACAATAGGAATAGGGTCCGATTCCACTGTAAATACTTCATCACCATCTTTTATTTTCTCAACTTTAGACCTTAATGAAACCTGAAAATTGACGGAATATTCGCTTTCCCCAAGCTTCCATTTAATAGTCATAAATTGAGATTCCCTTGAACAAAAAATTACCCTATCACCATACACTTCTGTATGGTCAATAGGAAAATGCATCTCCTTTAATAGTTTCGCAGCGTCATCAATTGTAGAAAATAATTCTTCATGTTTTGAGAACTTTTCATGCTCCCAAAGGATTTTGTCTATAAATGTATAGACAGTCTTATCTGTTTCATTTTGTCAAGCTTTTTTTGAAAATTTTTGAAATTTTTTTGCCTGCCTGTGCTGTCTTGGTTATTTTCATATTTCTTCTTTTTTTCTTTTGATTAATTATTATCCTTAATTAAATATCTTATTTGAATAAACCCTAATGACAAAATCCATTTATATATTCTATTGTATGGCCAAGCTGGTTTTTTTGTAAACCATATTCCACACCAATTTGGAAAGTATATTATTACTTTCATTTTCCTTACTCCTTTAAGTATTTTTTTATTTCTTTTAAATTAGCTGGTACAGGTTTATCATATACCCAATCTGATACCTTCCAAATACTCCATTTACCATATTTGGGATGTGGTGGGTCATACCGAATACAATAATATGTAGTTTTAATCTCTCCTGACATTGTTACTAATGTACCATAAATTAAAGCATTATCAGGTACATTTAGATTATCTAATTTTGTATTTTGATAAAATCCATTTTCCATTTTTTACCTCCATTTTGTAGATTTTGCTCTGCCAGGGATTCGAACCCTGGCTTTGCACCTTGCGGAGCTAAGCAAGGAGATTAGATTTTTCTCCTTGCTCAATTTTAATGATGTCTTTGACGACGAGCCTTCTTAGCTCATCATCTTCTATTTCGAGTATATTCTCTCTGTAGGCAGTTCTTTGTTCTGCATCGAGAGAAATGTAATACTCGATGAACTTTGCTGCTTCTCTCTCTTTTCTTTCCATTTTCTTTCTCCTTTCTTTATACATATTCTCTTTCTTTAGTTACTACTGGAGGACAGTAATTGAGTCCTACCGTCCTCCCATCCTCGAAAGTAACCCAGTACTCTGGGATACTTCCGACAACATAATCTTTCTCTGGAATATCAAGGAGTAATTCTCCTGAATATTCCTTGCAGTTTTGGTAATTTCTCTTGATTTTGACTTTCATTTTTTTTATCCTCCCAATTTAAAGATTTACATTAATAATTATAATACAATAGAAAAAGTAGTCAAGGTTTTTTTACTTTTTTTGTATTATTTTTTTGTTAAGGAAATATTAAAATTCTTAACACTTTCTAATTTTTTACTTGACTTTTTTTAAAAAAAGTATTATATTGTATTTAATACAAAATCTAAGTGTATTCAATTCTGCGTTCAATTGTATTCAATCTTGCATATGTAAACAAGAGAATAGTGGAATGGACTACTTATTGAAATTATTACAAAACGATATAAAAGAACTCATCAAAGAAAAATACCCAAATGAAACGGTGAAAATAAAGAAATACAACCTTACTGGTAATGATTATTATAATGTACAGATTAAAAAAAAGGTATTAAATGAAAGAAAAAAACTATTCGAAAATGATATAAGAACAATATTAAACAAATATAAAAAGACAAACGAAAAGTTTAATTATGTTATTACATATTATTTAAAAAATCAACCGTTATGATACCACAAAAAATAAGTAATTATAACCTTGTAATAACTACAAACTCAGACAGTTAAGAATAAATATGTTAGATGTATATTAAAGAAGATATAGTGAATATATATGATATAAAAATATTATCAAAGTAATGAAATAAGGAAATAAAGAATCAATAAAAGATTGATGTAAACGAATAAATAAAAAGTTAACAATATGATGAAAGAAAAAGGTGCGCTCCTCCTTTTTTCTCTTTCCGTGCTACTTTCTTTAAGGATTGTGCTACTATAAGAGTAGCGCAAACGGAAAGGGTAGCCAAAGGGGGGAAAGGGGCAAAGGAATATGGTATTTAATGCCATAATATCAGTATTACAAATGTACGACCAAGATGATAAAAGATGAAACATACTTTTATATTGATGATGAGTCGAAAAAAATGCTGGACGAAATGCGCAAAGAGTATATAGAAGAGCACGGACAGGTTGATTGGTTTGATGAAGCGCATTTGGTACACGAGGAAAACAGTGGAGATGATTTATATGATTTATGGCACAATTGGATTTTAGATGGTATGGACAAGGAAGATAAATAAAGAGGAATAAAGATGGAAGAGGATATAGTAGTTAATATAGTTTTTAAACCATTGATTTTCAGCAAATCTAACAAAGTAACTGAAGGCAATGAACATAGTATAGAGATAGTAAGAATAATGCCGGATGGGAGAATATATTGGCGGGGAAAATATGTAGAAGGAAACGAGATTTATAAAGCCTTCAGGGAATATTTTGAAGTATTGATGGGAACTATAAAGGAGGGGGAATAATGGAGATATCAGTTAAGATTAAACTTAAAGATAAAGAAATTGAACTTTCGGCGAATGAAATAGACGAATTGAAAAGATTGCTGGAAAAAATAACAGAAAAGAGAGTAATCAAAGAAAGAGAATGTTGGCCATTTTATCCATGGTATCCGTGGAGCCCGATTACCTGGTGGGAAATAACTTGTGATTCAACCGAGAATGTAGTTTCAACGGTTGCTGAAAACAATAAAGATTTAGATTAAAAATTTTATTTTAAATTGAAGATTTCATTTTATCGGGGATGGTTAGGATTGACAGCCTTTTTGGCTGGACACCGGTTCGAATCCGGTCATCTCCAGGAGGGAAAAATGAAGCGGTTAACAATTTTTGTTTTGATTTTTTTGTTTGTAGCAATTTTTTGTTTTGCTGAGAATGAACGTTCTGTAGGTATAAAGGATGTTGTAAAAAGCACGGTAGCGATTGTTACTGAATACGGCTTAGGTACAGGGTTTTATATTCATGAAGAAGGATATATAATAACCTGTAAGCATGTTGTGGAGAATGCCAGACGGATTCTGGTTTATACAAGCGAATGGGAGATATACAAAGGGAGAGTGGTAACGATACATGAAGATTTGGATATAGCGATAGTGAAAATAGAGAATCTGGAATTAGCAAGACCTATAGAGATTGCACCTATAGAAAGTATTGAGGTGGGAGAAGAAATATTTATAACCGGGCATACGTATGGATTACCGTGGCTGGTAAAGAGAGGTATAATAGGTAAGGTGAATTGGGAAGACGCTAAAGGGTATAAGTATTTGATAATAGATTCTAATGCAAGCAAAGGGAATTACCCGGGACCGGATTTGTAATTCAAGCTCATCAGCTTGTTGATTGGGCTACTGATATAATTGAAAAAGATATATCAAGAATGAATGTTTTAATTAACTGGTGAAAATGAATTCTGAAAAGTCTGAAAAGAAAGAATTTACAATAGAGGATGCTAAAGAAATATTAGTATCCAAAATGAAAAAGTTAAGTGAACGGGATGCTGGATATAGAGATTTATCTGTTTTGTTTTCGGCTTTTGTCAAAATGGAAAAAGATTTAGGTAAAACTGCTGAATCGCAATGGTGGAAAGATTTAAGGGATTTAAAAGAAGGGTCTGAAGCTATTGAAGAATTAGCTTTAGATTATTCTGATGAGAAATATAATCAGATAAAAAAACAGTTCTTTGAAAATAGTAAAAAAAAAGAAATTTTTCTCAGGGGCTAATCGGGTACAAAGCTATTCTTGTTGATTTAATCAGGCAGGGCTTAATTAGTGAATTAATAGCCTTCTTGTTTTTGTTCCGGTTTTTATGCAGGACTGATTTATATTTTTTGGGAACAAAAGTATTAGGCTATAAGGGTAAAAGACTTGATCCTGTATTCCATAAATGGTTTTGTAAAGAGCTTTCTAAAGATGTCAGTACGTTATTTCTTTTACCAAGAGAGCATACAAAATCCAAATGGGGTATAGAGATTAAAGTTACCCAGGACATTCTAAAAAATCCTAATTGGAGTATATTACTTGCTTCTGCAACTTCTAAATTAAGCAAGGATAGAATCAGGGTAATTAAAAAACATTTAACCCATCCCACGATAACTACTTTATTCCCTGATATTGTTAGTAAGAATCCAGATATAGATTCGAAATCGTTTAGCTCTCGATACAAAGATATTGTATGGCGTGAAGATGAAATACTTGTAATGCGTGATGTGTATAAGATGGAATTGACTGTAGAAACTGCAGGCGTTGACCAGTTCAAAACCGGTCGGCACTATGACCGAATGTATATTGATGATATTATTGATGGAGATACCGTATTAAGTGAAGCAAAGAGTGAACATGCTTTACGGTTTTTGAAAGAGCTTATATTTATGATTAACCCAGGTGGACTTCAGTTCATGTATGGCACTCGCTGGGGGGCGGGTGATTTATACGGATGGGTAATAGATAAAATTCATACAGAAGACCCTGAAGACCCTCATCGGATAGATTGGCGGGTAGTACATAGAGAAGTTTTAGAGGATAAGGATACTTTTGATAAATGGTGTTCGGGTAACGAATTTAATAAAAGAAGTATTTATTGGAAGCCCGATGGAAAATGGAAAGCTTTTATTTATGACTTTTTTAATCAAAAAGTACTTGAATCAAAAAGAGCTTTCTGTGAATCAGATTTCCTGTTCAACGCACAGTATTTTAATAAGATTGTGGGTAAAGATGAACAGGTTTTTCCACCACCTTATACTGAAACTCAAGAGTTCCCCGCTGACCTGGATTATTATGTAACCGTAGACCCTGCTTTTGTGCCTTCAAAAAGAAGTGATTTTACGGCTATAGTGGTTTGCGGATATAATAAAGGTGATAAAATTTATATAGCTGAAGCTATTCGACATAAAGGTCAACCCGAGGAATTGTTAAGACTGCTTTATGATTTGTACGGGAAATATACATATAAAGTTGCAGGTATGGAAGATGGAGCCTGGCAAAATATAATGCAATGGGCTTTGGAATATGTTCGCAAACAATTAGGATTTGACCGATTGCCGATTATCGGTATAAAGTTGAGTAAAGAAAGCGGAGCTAAAGATAAAAGAATACGAAGTCTTTCATTTTTCTTTAAACAGAAAGCTGTGGTTCTTAGAGAAGGATTGAAAGATTTAAAACAGGAACTTAGCCGATACCCGGGCAATACCAGGTCTAAAGATGATTTATTAGATGCCCTTTCTATGCAAAAAGAACTTATAAGCTGGCATAGAAAAAAAGATACCGATGAACCAATTAAACAAAAAGTTATTTCCCGAAAGAAGACTTTCAGGGAATATAAAAATTGGGGTAAACCTAAAAGTAGGGTTTATTCCCAATATTGATAGGAGGAAGATATGCATAAAATTACTACGGGCTCATTGCCTACCTCAACAGGTTCAACTGGAACTCAACAAGCTTTAAGTGGGCAGGCTAAACGTATTTATATAAGAGTAGATGATGTTACCTATATGAGATTTGCTGACAACACGGATAGCACAGGAACAAGTACAAATATGGGATTGCCCTTAACTACTGGTACATTTCATAAATTTGATGTGGGTAGTCCGCCACCTAAATATATTTATTGGGTACCAGGTTCTACAGGGGCATTACCGTTTACTATAATAGAAATAAATTAAAATGAAAGTTTCAATTTAAGGAGAAAAATATGTCTTTATCTGATAATAATCAAACAAAAATCAATAATATGTGTCCAATATCTAATGAATTCAGTATTGGAAGCAGGCTTCTGAAAATGGATATTATTCAAGTGGCATTGTTCAAGTAAATGCTGATGGAAGTTATGTACAGGAATATGTATCAACTGCTGCTAACATGTCTTCTGGTACTAATAACGTTCCTCATGGTTTGCTTGTTGCAACCGGAACAAGCGGTATATACGATATTGATCCTCCAGATGCTGCAGGGTTAAGGGTGGTTGTTCATACTTTTAATTCAACTGCTATATATGTAAGACTTTCAACAGATGGTTCGGTAACTGCAAATCAGTCAACAGCATATAATGTAATAAAGATGACAACTGCATCGAGTATTCTTGAATTATATTCAATGTCTACAAGTAAATGGGCTATTATACAACCTCAATCAACTAATGGTTTAGCTTCTTTATCTTCTTCTACATAAGAAGGGAAAAATGAAAACTGAGAATCAACAGAAGATATTAAGAAAAATATTAATAAAATAGTTTAAGTTGAAAACTTTGTTTTAAGTTGAAAACTTTGTTTTAAGTTGAAAACTTTGTTTTAAGTTGAAAACTTTGTTTTAAAATGAAATTTTTAATTTAAAGGGGATTTTATGTCTGAACTACATAACAAAAGAAGTGAAAAAGTAGCTATTTGCGGTTTTTCTCCAAGTTCACGTGATTTAGCACCATTTAAGGATAAAGATTGGGAAATATGGGGATGTAACAATCTTTATAGACACGTACCCAGGTTAAATGTACTTTTTGAAATTCATTCCAGAAAACATTGGGGTGAATATTTTGGCAATCCAGATGGTAAAGCACATGTGGAATGGCAAAAGAAATGTAACATTCCTATTTATCATGCTGAAAAATACGATGATATTCCTACTTCCATAGCATATCCCTGGGATATTATCATTAAACATTTTCCCCATGGTGATTATTTGACCAATGCTATATCCGCAATGATCGCATTAGCAATTTATATGGATTATAAGAAGATAGGTATCTGGGGAGTAGATATGGCACATCATACAGAATTTGGTGACCAGAAACCTTCTGTGGAATATTTTCTGGGTATTGCAGCCGGTCTTTATCTTGCACGTGGATATCCTGAAATATTTGTACCTGTTGAGTGTGATTTATTAAATGTTCCATATATTTACGGTAGGGATATGGAATCTGGCTGGAAAAAGGTTTTTAAAGAAAAACATCAATATTATGAAAGAAACCGCATTATGCAGGCTAATGCTGAAATTCAGGCAAGAGATATGAAAAATATCAATCAAGGACGTATTTTAATGCTGGATGAATTAAGAAGATTAAAATTACAGTAAAAAGGAGAAAAATATGGGTAGACCAAGAAAAGAAGTGGTAGAAGCAAGAACCAAACCTGACGAAAAGGGTGAATTTGCTCCTGAACAACTTCAATATCTTGACTTTAAAACTTTAAGAGAAGTAGCACTTAAGAAAGGTATAGATGTAATAGGTAAAACTAAAAAAGATTTACAATTGATTTTAGGTGCTAAAAAAGAAGGTACTGTTGTAGTAAATTTAGGTGAAGGATTAACACGTGAACAAATAGATGAAAGACGCAATAAAGGAATGCGTATTCCAGGTAATGTACGGTATCTTGAAAAAGATGAGGACAAAATCTGGAAAATCTGGGAAAAGAATCCAGAAGCTTTTGATGGAGTGGATTTTTCTGATGAAAATGCACGTGTAAGATTTGTATTTGATAAACATGTGGAATGTAAATGTGGAGCAAAGTTTCCCATGTGGCGACAGTATAAAGTTAGAGAAACAATGGCTGATGGAGAAAAAGTTACTAAAATTGTGGATGATAGAGAAAGTATGAATTTGGCACAACTCGAAAAATATTGTCCTAAATGTGGAATTAAATATATCTATAATGACCCTGATAGAGTACCTGAAGTGGCTAAGGTATGATTTATAAATATATATGTTCTAAATGCGGTCAACAATATGAAATTTTTCAATCCATGCACGATAAGCATGAATATATTTGTCCGCAATGTGAAGAATTTTGTAGCAGAGTATTTGATGTGCCGAGTGTTAAACCCAATAAAGGATTTTTTAGTTTACAACTTGGTAGATATGTTAACAGTCACACGGAATTTGAGGAAGGATTAGATAGAGTACGATTTTTACATGATTTGCAGGATAATCTCGGAGATAATAGAACTCCTAAAGATGAGTGGATTGAAGAAAAAATAAAAAAAGACAAAAAGAATGAAAGTTTATTGAAACGTCAATTAGAGGAAATGGATAAGTTATATGATAAAACTCTCGAAGGGAAATAAATTACCTGAAATAGTTGAAGAAACCCTGGATATATACTCTACTTTGAAAAGTAATGCGCAGGAAAGATTTGCAAGGTATAAAGATAATGTAAAATGGTTTAAAGGAGAAAAGGGGATTATGTATCCAGCGGGTAGAAAAGAATGGCAATCTGAAACTATAGCTAATATTATAGAATCTAATATACGTACAATTGTTGCTGTTTTAACGGATGCTAAACCTATAATGCGAGTTAAGGCATTTCCTTTAATTGAGCCTACACCTGATTTTGAGCAAACTATAAGACGATTTAGCGAAGCAAATGACAATGCTTTGAATCATATATGGAGAGTAAATAATCTTCATGAACATCTTAGAAAAAACGTTTTAAATGGATGTATTAAAGGATTAATGGTGGAACGGTTTTATTGGGATTCATCTAAATATGGTGGATTGGGTGAAGTAGGTGCAGAAGTAGTAGCACCTGATAATATTCTGTTTGACCCTAAAGTACCTGCAATAAACCTTGAAGATGGTAGTTGTGATTGGTTTATCTATTTCTGTTATAAACCCTTAACATGGTTTAGATATTTTTTTCCTGATAAAAAAGTAGAACCTACCAAGGATAATATAAATGAAAAAAGTAATGTTGAAATGGGTCTTTATATAGAAGCTTATAAATCTGAATATGAAGTAGAAACCACAAAAGCTACTACTGGCGAAAAGGTTATAACGAAAGTAAAAGCTAAATATCCCAAAGGTAGACGAATAATAATAGGAACAAAAACTTTGCTTGATGATTCTCCCGTAGACGTGTTTCCTTTTGCAGTAGAACCCATTTCTGACCAGATAGAATCTTTATTTGGGTGTGATGATGTAACAAGACAGATAGAACTTCAAAAAGAATTTAATATGAAACTTAATCAATTATCATTGAATATAGCATTAGCTTCAAATAGACAGGCTGTAGGAACTGCGGATTGTGGATTAGACCCTGATATATATGCCGAACATGCAGATGAACCAGGTTATATGTTTCTGCTTGATTTTGGAAAAACCCTTGAAGATTTCCATAAAGGATTTGAAATACTTCAATCTCAAAATGTGCAACCAGAACTTTTTCAATTTGTATGGACAATAATGGAATTTTCAGAAAAAGTTACAGGAGTTACAAAACTTATACAGGGTCTTGCTTCAAAAAGAGAAAGACAGACTGGATTTGAAATAGGCAAAATGCTTGAAACTGCTACATTAAGATTGAGGGAAAGAGCTGCACATATCGAAAATTTTATTCGACAGATGGGACTTATTTGTATGCAATTTGTAAGTAAATATTATACTGAACCAAGACCGGTTTGGAGTGTTGATTCGAGAACTGGTGAAATGGTAATAGGAAGATATGAATTTCCACGTACCAAAAATAAAATTACTGGTGAAGAAGAACCCATAGATTGGGAATATGATATTGAAGTGCAACCTGATAGTACTTTACCGGTAGATTTGAACAGTCTTGCTGATATAGCTATGAGATTAAAAGAACGTGGTGTTATTAGCAATACTGAACTTTTAAGAAGAATACACTTACCACATTGGGAAGCATTACCTGACCAGATACCAGGTCAAACAGCGCAAGGGAGTGCTCCTCCACAGGTAGGTGTACAAGGAGGAAGGGAATGATAGATACATCTATTATAGCACCAAGAAATGCACAATCTAATGTTCAGCCAGGCGTTCAACCTGGAATTCAACCTGGTGCATCTCCCCAGGGAATACAACCCGGGGGAATAGAAGCTTTACGTAATGCTATAGCTTTTTTACAGAAACAGGGAATGAATCCTGAACAAATACTTGAAATGCTTTTAAAAATAGTAGAAAGACTCGGATATGATATACCCGAGGAACAACTACGAAATCTAATAGAAACCGGTACAACTCCTACTGGAGAAATGCCGGTAGAAGGAGGAATAAATGTCTGACGAATCTAACGCTGATGTTCTCGAAGAAGAGACAACATCAGAGGAAGGACTGGAAGGCGAGGAAACTCCAGAAGAAGAAATCCTCGAACATGATACTGGCTCGGTACAGTACAAATTTACAGTTGATGGTAAAACCGTAGAAATCCCCCCCGAAGAGTTTGAACGGTTTTACAAAGATTGGACTGCTGAACAGAAATGGCAGAAAAAACTTCATGAAAAAGGAGAAAAGCTTAATAAGTTAAGAGATGAAATTATTGCAAAAGAACAGAAGTTAAAAGAAGATGAGCAGTATCTTAATGAATGGAAAAAGTTAAGAACTGCTATTGAAGCTAATCCACAGGCTTATCAGTACATTAATAAACTTCTGAATGAGCAGGAACCATCTCTTGATCCACAGTATAAGAAGCTCGAAAGTAAGTTTAATGAACTTGATACTCAGCTCAAAGAAAAGGAAGCTATTGTTAAGTTGTCAAAAAAGTATGAAGATTTTGACCCTGATACAATAAAAAACTTTCATAAAGATATTGATTGGACTGACCATGAACAAATCATGGAAGCACTTTATTGGAGCTGGAAAGGTTCACAGATTGAAGACATTATTGAAAAAGAAAGAGCTAAAGTGGTAATGGAAGCTCGTAAGAAAAAGGGGCTTCCACCCACAGGTAAAAGAGAAGGTACATCTCAAACAAAATATAAAAATTTCTGGGAAGCAGCCGAGGCTATAAAAAAACAGGTATCAAGGGGGGAAATAATTTGATTGAAATTTTTAATTTAGGAGGTAAAGATGGCTTTATCCATTTCTCAAATAGAAGCTGTAACAAATCAATTCGACAAAGCTGATATAAAACAGCAAGTTTATGAAAAAAATGTTATTCTGGATAGACTTAACAAAAGTCATAGAATAATAGAACTAAACTGCAGTTCCCAATCAGATATAAAGAATTGGGTGATGCAGCTATGATAGATCCCGATGCTGCAAGAGTAACTACTCATTACGAAACCCGTACTGCCGGAACACTGGATTGGAAATATGCTAAAGTAGATATGGTAATGTTATGGGATGAAAGAATCCAGAACAGGGGCAAACCCCAGATAGTAGATTTGATTAGAGACAAACTGACTGAAGGTACTCAGGATTTATCAAAGTTAATCTCAACTCAGTTCCATCAGGCTTATACAAGTAAAGGAAGCAACGATATGGATGGATTTTTTACTGCTGTCCGGACTACTGCTTCTGATACTACTTATGCCGATATTTCTTCTGGAGATGCTCCAAGCTGGATAGCTGGGTTGTATGACACTACTACTACTACTCTTGCAATGTTTGGAACTGGTTCATTAGAAGCCGGCTATAGAGCATGCTGGTTTATAGACCCACCTGATTTATTTTTAACCACAAAAGCACTAAATGGTATCTATGCATCAAAACTACAACCAGGAGAAAGACGAAAACCTGAAGAAGGTAGAGCTGGTGCTACTGATACCTATTTTAGTGTAATGATAATACCTGGATGTTTTTACATACAGGTTCTATGTTTCTTGTTTTGCAATCAGGTGAAGAGTTTACCAGAGACCCCTGGGAACCTGATCCAGACCGATATAAGGCAATCAGGTCTCTTATGACTGTGGTAGGAAATTTCGTTTTTGATACCAGAAAGCATTTTGGTGCTTATACTGGTATAACAAGTTAAGGGAGGTAAAATATGGCTATTTATAGAAGTAAAAATAGACAAAACTTATTTGCTGATGGTGAGTGGAATTCTGATGGCCAGAAAGTAAGAAAGGTTTTAGCCTATGAAGCATGTACAGGTAAAAACCTTATCCATATGGTACTTACCGATAGTGGATGGACGGGATTTGCACTTGGTAGTGGTGGTAGCAATAAAGAATATATTCTTGGATTCCCTGTTGATAATTATTCTTCGGGTGAAATAATGGATGTTGTTGTGGGTGGATATATTGAAGATGTTAATATTGGTAATGCATCTACTTCAGCACAATCCACATTTACTGCTGGTGAAACTGTCAGGTTAAGTTCTGGATATATATATTCAAGTGGTGGTGCAACAATGGCAGATATGTCGTTACTTGGATATAAATTTTCAACAGGTAGCCAGATAGGTATTGCACTTTCATCTGGTGAAACCTACGAAGTCGATTTATATCTGTTCCCCGATAGAACAGTATATACAACATAATCCTCCCCCAAGGTCTTAAAGGGAGAGGGAACTTTCCCCTTATCCCTCTCCCTCATTTTTAAGTTAAAAAGGGAGGTAAGATATGGCTTCAATGACTCGTGCAGAGTTAAGGGCAGAAGTACAACGATTAGGTCGAGTAGGGAAAAATGTTAGTACTTCAATCCTTGATGATTGGATTTATGAAGCAGTCAAAAAGTTACAGGATGAAACACTCTGGCTCAGTAAAAAAATCGTATATTATGTCAGGGAGTACTTTACCCTCAATACAAATGAAGGATTTAATCTTCAAGTAGGTTCTTCTGCTTATGATATTGCACTTACCACCGCTGTAATAGATATAAGTGGAGAAGATTTAGCAAGTTATCTTTATTCAGAAATCAGCGCTACCGGTAAGTTTAATTCTACTTCCATTGCGGTTTCTTATTCTACTTCTTCAAGAAAATTCACCATTACTGCGGATACTGGAATCGCAGCAATAGTAATTTCACATCCGGATTATTCCACTTCAATACTTTATGATGCTTCATATAAACTTTTTGGAATAACTGATGACGCAAGTTCTGCTGATACCTATACTATAACTGGCGATGTAGCACCTTATTGTACTTCCGAATATCCCCTGCCTTCTGATTTTCTTTCTGTTAAAGAAGTTCGTTATGATGATAAAAATTATCCTCTGCAACCTGAAATATTTAAAGACAGAGATACAGGTACAGGCACTCCATCAAATTATTATATCGATAATGGATATTTAGGTATTACCCCTCAACCTACAGAAGGTGGAAAAAAAATAGAGTTGGATTATTATTATCTGCCTTCAGATTTTGCTTCTGATTCTGCTGTACATCCCTTCCCTGAAATTTTTAATTATGCTATTATATATTATGCTATTTCTCTTTATAAGGATTATCTGCATGATGATAACGAAATGATGAAATATCTTGCTAAATATGAAGGTGAAAAGAGAAAAATAATGAGCAGAAAAAGAGCAAGATTGGGTGGAGGAATTAATCTGTTTGATAGAAGCAGAACTCGTTATGACCCACGGCGTTATAATTTAAGGAGATATTAATGAAGACTGGGTTTTACTTATTTAATGGTGGTAGAAGACATGAAGATTTAAGCACAGTTGGTAATTATTCTCCTGTAGGTATTTATGACCATAAAACTGTTAATATAAGCGGTAGTAAAAAAGACTTTCTTTTGGTAGGTATGTCAACTGGAACTGATATTTCTTATTTAAGAGTTTATACAAGAACAAATATACCTTTATCAACAGGTAAATCATATGTTGGTATATCTACTGCGAATTGGATTTCTTGGACAACTGATAATCCACTGACTTGTGACATATTGGGAGAAAAAGCATATATTGCAGCAGGAGACGATAATCCTTATGTACTATATTATGATTCTGGATGGAAAGTAAAACAATTACCTATTTGTTATTATATGAATGATGGAGTTACTACTGGTGCGGGGATAATTGATAATACTACTGGGTCAGGTAATGTAGCGTGGAATGGAAGTAAAATTGTAGGAGCAGTTGGGCACTTTTTATTTTTGAGTGACGGATTAAGTGCATATTATGGCTTAAAAGAAGGTGCAATTGACCCTTCACGATATATAGAAAATGCTTCAGTAGCTGACCAATCAAGTGGCATACTTGAAAGCTGGTATGAATTGAATTATATCGGATTGAACCCTAATTTGCAACATTATAAAGCTATTTCATACAAAAAATATATCTATTTTTGTGGATATGAGGGATTTCAGGTTTGTTATCCACGATTTGTTCAGGGTAGAAATGACTATGATTTGATTACAGAAAATTATAGAGGAGTTTACGGTGGAATAACCATTAACAAAAATGGAGTGTTTTTTGTAGGAAAAGATGGGATTTATGGATATGATACTCAGGCATGCTGGAATTTATCAAAGAAAATATGGCCACAGATAGAAAGTGAACACTCAACTATCCCAGACGACCTTAAAGATAGTTCAATAACAGAACATGATGGATATATCTGGGTAAGTTTTCCCAATGGTACAAATAAAGAAGTTTATATTTTTGAACCAGACCATATCTATTCAGATGAAAGAAACGAGTCTCATGCACCTTTTTATAGGTTTACCTATACAGATGGTACTACTTCACGTTCAGCAATGGGATTCGAACATCTAAAATCGTTTGATGGACATTTGTATGGTGTTAATGGGAATAAACTTTATGAATTAGATTATGGCGGATTTGATAAAAAATCTACTTTAGAAAAAAATGGTATTTCTTTTAATATGAAATCAGCTTATTACGATATGGATAACCCTGGGGTTAAAAAGATATTTAATCAGGCTGTATTAGAAGTAGATGAGGGTATCTGTGATGGAACTACAGGAGGAATTACAGATTTACGTATGGCTTTTTCAGCAGATTATTCTACATCTCTACGTACCATTACTTCTACAGGAATACTGGATGTAGAATATATTACGGGTGATGGACGAGGATACGTTACTGTGGATGTTCCTGAAACTACAGATTATTATAGTCTTGATGGAAACTCCATGTCTTTTGAAATTATAGGAGAATCATCGGGAACTTTAGCAAGTGGAGAAGTTTACCAACATAATGCCAATAGATTTATATGGTGATAAACCAACAGATGTTTTGAAAGGTCTTGCAGGAAGACAAATCGAACAGGGCAAAACTGTAGCTGGTAGAATGTTTGGTGCACAGGCTATGCCAGGATTTCAAAAACAACTTGGTAGAATACAAACACGTATAGATGAAGCTATCGAGGCCTGGGGATTGGATGCACTTATGAACTGGCAGGAAAACTCTGCAGCATTTACTCAAGCTCTACAACAGGATTTAAAAACAATGCGTAACGAAGCCCAGAATACTTTTTGATAAAAAAATGCTCGAATATAAAAACCAGCTTGATAAAGCAAGAATAGGCGATATTATAACAGCTATTATTGGAGGATTGGGTCAGATAGCAGCTATTGCGGGGACAAGAGCTTATGAAAGAAAACTGGCAAAAGAATATGCTCAAATAAGTAAAGATAGACTTAAAGAATTAGAAACTATCATGAAATATTATGATTATCCGGTTTATCAAAGTCCATCAGGATTTTAAAAATGAATTATTTAAATGAATTAACCAACGTATATACTCAGCTCTACAGAAAACCACGATATACACAAATAGGTGGAACACGTGTTTATGAACCCATGCGTATAAATCTTGACCAGATGTATGGGCCACGGTATGCACCACAACAATTACCAGGTGCACCCACTCCACCAACATATACTCCTCCTGTTCCTGAACAACCTGTTCCTACAGTAGGAATGAGACTTGGGGAAGAATATCCAGAACAAGCCGGCTGGCAAAAATGGACTACTTTGCAGGGT